ACGAGATCCAACCTAACGACCTCATACACTTGTCTCTTCGCACCATGGTAATAGTCAACTACTTCTGTCGCAGTTTGAGGTTTCCAATAACGGCCGTTGAACTTGTCCAACAGCCGCGCGAAGGCGTCCATTTCGCTCCATTCGAGAGGGGAACTCCCGAGGGCAGGCTTGAACTCGCCTGGCTTCACTTCACAATAAAACACCCGTTCGAGCAACGAGCGTTCTAACACAGATATCGTTGGGTTGTGCACCCCAAGATCGTGGCTCTGGCCAAGTCCAGAGAGTTGGATCCACTTCCTTGGGCGCACAAAGTCCCCAGTGCGGCGTACGGTTAGGTTAGGATGCGATAGCCCCTCACAGACACTATCCGCCCCTCGTACGCGCACTAGGCACCCTCAAACGACTGGTGTGGCATGACGGCCCCTGACGTACAGGAACCGCTGCCACCACGACATGCCTTGTGCATCGTAGTCGTACCATCGCTGGTCCGTGCTCCAATGCAGGGCTTGTCCCCTGGCGATCAAATCGCCAGCATGTGGGATGAAAAATAGGTTGAGCGCAAGCGCCACATTCCCATCCACCGCTGATATGCGTAGACCGGCATTCCGCACAGCCTTGCGCATGTGATGGCCGACCATCAATCGGTTGGCCTGTGTGTCGGGTAACAATCCCCAACGAGCGCGTGCATCAAGGGTACACGCCGCCACGAGCCTGGGGAACACCACCCTAGGCACGAGCTTTGATTTGACCTCATTCTCCAAGGCCAATTGTTGTTCAGGTAGCCAGCCTGGAACAACCGCGTCCTCACCAATTCGTGTAGGATATTGAAGGAGAGCATACTCAGTGCCGCGCAACAGTCTAACCTCGCCATCCGGAAGGATGACGGGTTGGTACAGTCCGCGAACACGCTCCTGCTCCTCTCTCCACATCTCACGCATCTCAGTTGGTGTGTAACCATAGGTCTCCTCCCAGAATTCCTCCATACTCTGTTGGTACATCTCAACGGCCACGGGTCCTCCAGCTTCCTCCAAGCTCGGCAAAACCTCATTAACCACATCCATGTAATCACTCCAACGATCCAAAATCTCTGAGCGGGGCCTAGTGAAAGGCACACGGGCCACGGCCACCGATCGATCCTCAGCCAACATGCGGCAGGACTCAACTCGGGTGGACTCTACTTCGGAAGCCCTGATAGCAAGATCCACACCTCCTGTGGCAACTCTTCGCATCTCAGCAAGCTCCTCGTTCACACTGGAAACAACTTCAGCGACATCGTCCACATCTGCTTCGACGATGATGTTCAGTTCGCTGGTAATGTTATCCACTTCTGCAAGCACGACACGGCTGCAGGTAATAAACGCAAAGCAATTGTGCAAGCGTTCGCGCAATCCTCGAAAGAAAACTTGGGACTTTGATGGTCCACGTGTTTGGGTCGACACGTAGCCAAGGGCGCTTGTATGTGGTTGTTCGAAAGTCGTGATCATAGTGTGAATAGATTGGGATTTCGATGGTTTTCTAATACCAACAACCTGGTCACTGACCAACGAGTCCTCATTCAGGCAACGGACCATACCCGCCTCGACCGTAGCCGCTAGCGCTTCATTTCACCCCACCAATGCAATCATGGTGTGCACCAGGTTGTTCCCTGGCATCGCTGTCTCCTTACCCAAAGGTATAGCCACAGAACAGCAAACTTAATTATCCTCATGGACCGGAGCCTATGGCATACGCGACCGGTTAAATATGCCCACAAACCCAAAC